TTCTTTCCAAAGTGACCCCGACACACCAGCAAATCCTTACTATCAAATACAAGCAAGAAAATTCTCTTTCTTAGTACAAAATGGTTTTGATGGTTGGGACATTTATTGTGAACATAGAACAAATAAAGATGAATTTATGTTGGGGGGACAAGGTTACCAAAAAGGTGCATGTCCAACAACAAGATATCCAAACGCAACAGGTTGGGGAGCTTTTAAACCAATCAATATTGGTAACTTTACTGATTTCGCAAATACTGATTACTACGCATACTTGTTAGGTATCTATACATTTAATAACCCTGAAGCGGTAAACATAAATGTATTTGCAACACCTGGTATTGATTACGTTAATAACTCAAACTTAGTTGAGGATTCAATTTCAATGGTTACTTACAATAGAGCGGATTCAATCTACATTTGTACTACACCTGATTGTAACGTATATATTCCAACAAATACAGGAAACTTTATTTACCCAACAGAAGCGGTTGATAATTTGGCTAACACAGGTATTGATTCTAACTATACCGCAACTTACTACCCTTGGATTTTGGTTAGAGATACTGTTAATAATACACAAATCTACTTACCACCAACAAATGAAGTTTGTAGAAACTTAGCTTTGACTGATAACGTATCATTCCCTTGGTTCGCAACTGCGGGTTACACAAGAGGTTTGGTAAACGCTATTAAAGCTCGTAAGAAACTTACACAAGAAGATAGAGATACTTTATATCAAGGTAGAATTAACCCTATTGCAACATTCTCTGATGTTGGAACAGTAATTTGGGGTAACAAAACTCTTCAAATTGCAGATTCAGCATTAAACAGAATCAATGTAAGAAGATTGTTATTACAAGCTCGTAAGTTGATTTCAGCGGTGGCTGTAAGATTGTTGTTTGAACAAAACGACGCTAAAGTAAGACAAGATTTCTTGGATTCAGTTAACCCTATCTTGGATGCTATCAGAAGAGACAGAGGTTTATATGATTTCCGTGTTACTGTAAGTAACTCACCTGAAGATTTAGATAGAAATACTATGACAGGTAAAATTTACTTAAAACCAACAAAAGCGTTGGAATTCATTGACATTGAATTCTTAATTACTCCAACAGGAGCTTCGTTTGAAAACATTTAATAATTTATGTTGAAAAACAAAAAAAATAATCCAGTATCATCATTACGTGAAGGTTTTGATGATGCTGGTACGCCAGACTTAAAGTATTACGCATTTGATTGGGATGACAACTTAATGTACATGCCAACAAAAATTATCTTAAAAGATGAAAATAATAATGAAGTACCAATGTCCACAGAAGATTTTGCTGAACATAGACATCAAATAGGTAAAGAAGAATTTGATTACAAAGGAAACAAAATTGTTGGATATGCTGACCAACCTTATAGAAATTTTAGAGAAGGTGGTGACAAACAATTTAAGATTGATGCAATGAAAGCAAAAACAGGTCCTGCTTGGTCTGATTTTGTTGAAGCAATTAATAACGGGTCAATTTTTTCTATCATTACAGCTCGTGGTCATAACCCCGACACTATTAAAGACGCAATTTATAATTTAATTGTGTCCGACCATCAGGGTATTAATAAAGACTTATTATTAAAGAATCTTAGAAAATACAGGGACATTTCAGGTATGGAGGACAAGTCAGATATGGAATTAATTAAAGACTATCTTGACATGAACAAATATTATCCCGTTAGTTTTTTAGATTCAACAGGAGCCGCGAACCCCGAACAATTAAAAGTGGACGCAATGAGAGAATTTATTTCTTATGTTAAATCCCAAGCCAAAGATTTAGGTAAAAAATTATATCTTAAAAATGATGTAAAAAATAAATTTGTTCCTAGTATTGGCTTTTCAGATGATGATTTAAAGAATGTAGAAGTAATGAAGTCTAGTTTTGAAGATGAACCAATGTTAAAGAATTACTATACTGGTAAAGGAGCTAAAACTAGATACTAAACGATGATAATTTTTAAAAAATTAAAGTAAATACAAAAATTTTCAAACAACATGTATTTATAGATAAATAAACTAAAACAAAAAACTAAAAAGAATATACCATGGCTGATTTATTAATGAAAATGCCGGTTCCTTACGAACCAAAAAGAGCGAACCGATTTATACTAAGGTTTGACACAAGTTTAGGTATTAATGAATGGTTCGTAGAATCATCAGGAAGACCAAGTATTGACATTAACCCTGTTGAGATACAATTTTTGAACACTTCTACATTTGTAGCAGGTAGATTCAAATGGAATCCAATCTCAGTTAAATTCCGTGACCCAATTGGTCCATCAGCAACACAAGCTCTTATGGAGTGGGTTCGTTTACACGCTGAATCAGTTACAGGTCGTATGGGATATGCTGCGGGTTATAAAAAGAATGTTGACCTTGAGATGTTGGACCCAACAGGTGTTGTTGTGGAAAAATGGATTCTTGAGGGATGTATGATTACAAAATCCGCTTGGGATAACGTATCATATAGTGATGACAAATTAGCTGGATTAGACGTTACAATGCAAATGGACCGTTGTATCTTGGTTTACTAATTTTGTATTTTATTTTATATTGATAAATTAATTTAATACGGTATATTTAACACAGGGTCTAATCCCTGTGTTTTTTTTTATGGATGAAAATGTATTAAAGTATGGTCAACAAGATTTTAACTTACCACACGATGTGGTAAAACTACCTTCAGAAGGTAAGTTTTATAAATCAAAGAAAAAATCTGTTAAGGTAGGTTATTTAACAGCTGCCGATGAGAATGTAATTATGTCGGTTAACCCTGATGATTTGGTTATGACATTGGTACGTTCCAAGTTATATGAACCAGATTTAAAACCTGATGAAATGTTAAATGGTGATATTGAAGCCATTTTGATATTTTTAAGAAATACATCATTTGGTCCCGAGTATAAAATTTCAACTAATGACCCTGAGACGGGAAAAAGGTTTTCAACTGAAATTTTGTTGGACGAGTTGGATTTTAGAAAACCGTCACAAGAACCAAATGAAGATGGTAGTTTTACAGTTAAATTACCAAAATCAAACGCAACTGTTAAAGTAAAACCTTTGACTTTTAAAGAAATTGGTGAAATTAACAAATTGGCTGACCAATATCCGGCTGGTAGAGTGGCACCAAAAGTAACTTGGAAACTGCAAAAACAAATTATCAGTGTAGAAGGTGATAGTGAGCAAGGTACTATTAATAGATTTGTAGAAGGATTACCCATAATGGATTCAAAATTTATCAGAAATTTTATTGATGAGAACGAACCACGATTGGATTTAAGAAGAACAATTATAGCCCCGTCAGGAAACAAGGTAGATGTAGAAATCGCCTTTGGGGTTGAGTTTTTTCGCATTTTCTTCTGATTACGCCTCCTATCAGTTAGACGAATATTTCGTTTTATCAAAAAATTTACACACATCTTGGACTGATTTTATGAAAATGCCTACATATGCTCGTAGGTATTTGATAGATAAAATAATTGAGGGAATAAAAAATACCTAATTATTCTATTTATTAAGATATGCAAGTAGTTCCACCAAATCCAAACGCACCAAATACGTCAGGAATATCTAATAGTCTTAATTCTGTCGGTGATATTGTAAAAAAATTAGGTACTATTGTTGATGACGCTTACAATACTTGGTCACAAAGAACTATTGAGTTAGATAACCAATATGCGACATTTACCGCTAAAATAGCTGGTACATTTGGACAAACTCAATCGGCAATTAAAGGGTTAAGGGAAGAACTTGCTGTTGCTACACCTGGTGTAGTTGGTTTGGGAGGAGCTTTTGGGGATGTTGCAGCAATACAACAAAGTATTGCTCAGTCACTTCAAACAAATGTTATTACATTAGGTGAAACTGTTACTGACTTATATGCTGCGGCAACAGCTGTAGGTATATCTTCGTCTGGTGTTGGACAAATGGTTAAATCATTCCAAGATGTTGGAATTCAAACTGGAAACATTAAAGACAATATTCAAACAACCGTTAATTTGGCACGACAAGTTGGTGTCAACACCAGTGCGGTGTTTGGATTAGTTAGTGATAATCTAAATAAAATAAATAGATATGGTTTTGAAAATGGTGTTGCTGGATTAGCTAAAATGGCGACACAAGCGGCGGGATTACGTATCAGTATGGATGGAGTATTTAACTTAGCTGAAAAAGTATTTGACCCCGAAGGTGCGATTGAAATGGTTTCAACATTTCAAAGATTGGGTGTTGCCGCTGGTGACTTGGCAGACCCATTTAGATTAATGTATTTAGCATCTCAAGATACTGAAGAGCTTCAGAACCAAGTTGTTAAAATGACTGAAAAGTTTTCATTTTTTGACAACAAAACAAAAGAGTTCAAAATGTTACCAAACGCTAGACGTGATTTAATTGAATTAAGTAAAGCGATGAATATGAACTACGATGACTTGGTAAAAATGTCTCAAGGTTCTCAAAAATTAAATTTAATTGCTAAAGATTTTAAAATTGCTGGTATTGACCAAGAAACAAAACAATTTGTTGCCAATATTGCTCAATACAACAAAGAAAAAGGTGGATTTACAGTTAAGATTGGTAGGGATGAAAAACTTGTTACAGAACTTGGTCAAAAAGACATTGATGAATTAAAAGAATCACAAAAACCTGTAACATTGGAAGATTTGGCTAAGAGTCAACTTACCGAAGAAGAATATGCTAATAAATTATTAGAACAAATTAGAGATAGACTTGCAGCTCCAGTTGCTGGGTCAAGAGCACCTCAAGATTTAAGAGAAATAATTAGGGGTATAACAGCTTCAGGACAAGCAACATCAGAAAAAGCCGTTGGAAATACACGTGGTGGTATTTCAAGTATTGACCAACTTTATGAAAAAACGGGTAAAAGTTTGACAGATTTAATTTCAGGAAAAGGTGGTTTAGAAGAAGTCGCTAATGTATTTAAAACCGCTGGTATGGATATGGGAGACGGTCTAAAAAATATTACTAAAGCGTTTAACAATTTTGATACCGAAGCTTCTAAACCATACATTTCATCAGGAAACAAAATTGCTGAAGCTGCGGGTGCTGCAGTAACAGGGTTGACTACTTTAGCGGATAAAGCCAAATCATTTTTAATGGGAACTGATATTACTAAAAAACCTGCGATTGAAACTGGAAATGTAACACAAAACAATCAAAAAATTGAATTTAATCCATTAGAACATAAAGGTAGTATAGATATTAAAGTAACAACACCAAATGGAACAACACAATCTTTAACTGACTCACAAATTAGTGAGATATTTAAAAACGAAAATTTTAGAAAAGAACTCGCTAGAATTATTTCTGAATCTAAAATGAATGGAAATTACGGATTAGTACCAAATAAGATTTAATAAAAAATAAATGAGCTTCTATTTATAGAAGAAACAATAAAAATGCCAAGTCAATTAAGTTTTAGTGCGACAAAATTATTAAGAGATAAGTTAC